CCCCAGTACTACGCTATTTTTGATAACAACACGTTCATTTTAGGACCTACCCCAGATGCCAATTACGCTGTGGAGTTGCATTATTTTTACTACCCACAATCTATTGTTACTGCCAATACATCTTGGTTGGGCGACAATTTTGACTCTGTACTCTTATACGGTGCGCTCATAGAAGCTGCTAACTTTATGAAGACAGACGCTGATACCATGACCATGTATAAAGCTCGGTATGACGCAGCGATGGCAGATTTGAAACAGTTAGGCGATGCAAAAGATCGTCAAGATGCTTACAGAAGTGGACAAGTGAGGTATCCAGTCAGATGATGCAAGTTCAAGGCGCCTTTGATGGCATTCAAGTATTGACTAAAGACCATGGCGGGTTCACTCCAGATGAGCTTGCAAATAGGGCATTAGACAAAATCATTCAGGTAGGAGATAACTCCCACCCATTAGTTCGTGAGCAAGCCTTAGCGTTTCGTGAACATATTCGTGGGGTGCTGGTTTTTTACATGAATGAAGCAGTAAAATTTGATCGAGTAACACTAGCTTATAAGCTACGGGAAGCTGGTCATCCTGAATTAATCAAACTTTTAGACGAATAGGAGTTCAAAATGGCGTTCACAGGTAACTTTATGTGTACCAGCTTCAAGGTAGAGTTGATGCAAGCAGTCCACAACTTTACAAACGGCACTGGTAATACTTTCAAACTGGCTTTGTATGACAACTCAGCATCCTTTACGGCTGCAACGACTGCCTATACAAGCTCTAACGAAGTGGCTAACTCTGGTACTTATTCTGCTGGTGGCGGTACGCTAACTAATGTAACCCCAACTTCTTCTGGTACTACAGCGTTTACCGACTTTGCGGACTTATCGTTTACTTCTGCGACCATTACAGCTTATGGCGCCATGATTTATAACGATAGCGCAGCGGGTAATCCTTCTGTATGTATCCTAGATTTTGGTGGTGCTAAGACATCTACCGCTGGTACGTTCACGATTGTGTTTCCAGCAGCTACTGCGTCAGATGCCATTATCCGTATTGCTTAAGGTTAATACGGTGTGGCTGATGTCTCGATTGCGTTAGGGGGTTGGTCTAGCCAAGGCTGGGGCGATGCCGCTTGGGGATATGGAAACGTATCCTTTGTAGCAAACGGACAGGTAGGTTCTGTCACAGTACAGGGTGATGCAGTAGTAACCCTAACAGGGGTTTCTGCTAGTGGTTTTGTAGGTAATGTAACGGTTGAGGCTGGAGCAGATGTTCCAGTAACAGGTTTACAGGCAGCAGGAAGTGTCGGCTCTGTCACAGTACAAGCTGGCGCAGACGTTGCAGTAACAGGCGTATCTAGTACAGGTCAGGTTGGTGATGTCACTGTAACGGGTACGGCAGTTGTAGATTTAGTGGGTGTTTCTGGTACAGGTCAGGTTGGAACTGCGACCGCCACAGGAGATGCTAATGTAAACACCACGGGTCTACAGGCAACAGGCAGCGTTGGAAGCGTACAGGTACAGGCTAATGCCGATGTAGATGTAACTGGCGTAAGTGGTACAGGACAGACAGGAAGCGTAACAGTTACAGGAAGTGCAGTAGTCCCAGCAACGGGATTAAGTGCTTCTGGAAGCGTAGGAAGCGTTACGGTTCAAGGTAGTGCAGTAGTAGATTTAGTAGGAGTAGCTGGTTCAGGATTAGTAGGCACGGTCACTGTAGCGGCAAACGCAGATGTACCCGTAACAGGACTAGAAGCCACAGGATCCGTAGGTTCAGTAACAGTAGATGTAAGAACAGATGTAGATGTAGTAGGCGTAGCAGGAACAGTACAGCTTGGAACGGTTTCAGTAAATGCTGATGTCACGGTTGACCTAGTTGGAGTCTCTGCTACAGGCGATGTAGGTCAGGTTGTTATTCCTGTTCCAGTCGCTGGATTCCAGCTTACTGCGTCTTTAGGCACGGTTATTATTGCGGTAAATGCAGTTGTTACCCCAGTAGGAGTACAGGCAACAGGACAGATAGGTGATGTGTTAGTTTGGAGTCAAATAGACCCCGATCAGAACGCAAACTGGACAGGCATAAACGATGGACAAACACCTAACTGGACTGATATTATTGACACACAAAGTCCTAATTGGACAGAAATTTTAGAGGCAGCTTAAATGGCAAGTACATACTCGACCAACCTAAAAATTGAGCTGATTGGCACAGGCGAACAGGTCGGAACCTGGGGAGCCACTACCAACGATAACTTCTCAAATGTATTTGAACAGGCGATTGTGGGCCGAGGCACTGCTAACTTCCCAGCAGATGCCAACTTAACCCTGACTTTTACGGATTCCGTAGCCAGTCAAACCGCCCGTAATTTATATATCAACGCTACCTCTGGCGTTAGCTTAACGGCTACTCGTGACCTCATCGTACCCACTATTAACAATACTTACATCGTTGAGAACAATACTTCAGGTAGCCAGTCTATTCGAGTTAAGACCTCCGCTGGTACGGGGATTACGATACCCAATGGCGTAAAAGCCTTTTTGTATGTAAACGGCACTAACGTTGTTGGTGCTTTTGATTATTTAGATAGCCTGACTTTAGGAACTCCATTGCCTGTTACTTCGGGTGGTACAGGAGCTTCTACGGTTGCTGGCGCTCAAACAAACCTGCAAGTCGATCCCGCTGGAACGGCTATCGCAATGGCAATCGCTTTAGGCTGATATGACTTTTAATAGAAAAGCCTATATGCAAGAATACAATAAGCGGTACTACGCTGACAATAAGAGCTATTGGGAAAAAAGGTATCTAGACAGCCCAGAAAAATTTATAGACCAATCAAAAGAGTGGAGCCAGACTAATAAAGAAAAAAGGAACGCAATAAGTCAAAAATGGCGTGACAATAATCGCAGTGATTTTAGAAGTTCTTGTAAGTCTAGTAGGGAAAAAAATATGACAAGAGTTTTGGCGAACAATGCTAAACGAAGAGCTTTAAGATTGAAATGTACTGTTGCTTGGGCAGATGAAAAAAAGATTCAAGGCTATTATGACTTGGCTAAATTTTTTGAATGGATTACATTGGGCATAAAATACCATGTCGATCACATTATTCCACTTCAAGGAAAAGAGGTGTGTGGGCTGCATACACACGATAATTTACAAATTCTTAGGGCTGATCAAAACCTTAAAAAATTAAACAAATTGGAGTTAATTTATGGCTAATGTATTCAAGAACTCATTTAGCAAGAACGTAGGCACTTCGCCCGTTACTGTATATACGGCTCCGTCTGCGACCCAGACTACGCTAATTGGCTTGTCTGTGGCTAATACGACCACTTCACCAATTACTTGCGATGCTTACCTTACTTCTTCGGCTACCGACTACTACCTCATCAAGACTGGCGTTGTGCCTGTTGGCGGTTCGTTAGTGATCGTAGGCGGAGAGCAAAAGGTTGTATTAGAAGCCGCTGACGCACTCAAAGTCGTAACTTCTGCCGCAAGTTCAGCAGACGTTGTGGTTTCTTACTTAGAGATTACCTAATCGAGGGCTAAATGAGCTATCTAGGAAATACACCAACTACCCAGAGTTTTATCTCTGGTACTGACTACTTTAATGGCACAGGCGCTCAGACTGCGTTTACCTTATCCCGCACGGTAGCCTCTGTTAATGACATTCAGGCGGTAGTCAACAACGTAGTGCAAGTCCCTAACGATGCGTACACCATCAGCGGTACGACTATTACCTTTACTTCTGCACCATCGGCTGGAACCAATAACGTCTATGTGCGTTATCTCAGCACCACGACTCAGGCAATTACGCCAAGTCAGAATACGGTTAGCTGGAGTACGTTAGATACAAACACTCAGCAAGACTTAGGTATTTCTGGAAAGAACAGAATTATCAATGGCAATATGGTCATCGACCAAAGGAACGCTGGCGCTAGTGTAAGTAATGACGGATATGCTGTTGATAGATTTAATAGTTTTAGAGATGGGTCAACTGTTGCTATTACTTCTCAACAATCAACAACCGCACCCGCTGGTTTTGTAAATTCTATGGTTGTTACAACCGCAACGTCTGGAACTGCTGGTTCGGGTGAGGGGGTTGGTTTTCAACAAAGGATAGAGGGTCTAAATATTTCAGACCTTGGGTGGGGAACTGCAAACGCTAAAACTGTTACTCTTTCTTTTTGGGTTCGCTCAAGTCTGACAGGCACTTTTGGTGGTGCGCTTTCAAATAGCGCATTTAATCGTAGCTATCCTTATACTTTTTCTATTTCTTCCGCAAATACTTTTGAGTATAAAACCATAACAATTCCTGGAGACACAAGTGGGACATGGCTAACCACAAACGGAATTGGTATTCGTGTTTACTGGGATATGGGTAGCGGAACTAGCTTGAAAGGAACTGCTGGTGCTTGGGCGGGTTCTGGATATGTTGGAGCAACAGGAGCAACAAATCTAGTTGGCACAAACGGTGCTACCTTCTACATCACAGGCGTACAACTTGAAGTAGGCACACAGGCAACGACCTTCACACTAGCGGGCGGTTCATACGGTGCTGAATTATTACTTTGCCAACGCTATTATGAAGTTGCGGCATCAACAAATGTATATACCAGTGTAGTCGCAAGCATATTTAACACAACGGATGCTTACTCACGAATAGATTTTAAAGTTCCAAAAAGAACTACTCCTTCAATTACAGTTGGCACTTTTAGTGATTGGTCTTTTTACAGTGCTGGTGCGGGTAGAACAATGACTGGAGTTGTTCCTCAAAATGCTTGTAATACTGGATTTCAAATGAAATGGTTAGCAACAGGTCTTACTTCAGGATATGCTGGTCATGTAGACTATAACCCAGCCGTAACTGCCGCAAATGGTGGTGGATGGGCTGTTTCAGCGGAACTTTAATTATGTATAAATTGATTAAAAATTCACTTACAAACCAAATAACAAGTGTAGAGCGTTTAACAGACAGCACTTTCATCCCATTCGACCCCGCAAACACCGACTACGCTAACTTCAAGACCGCCATCCTCGAAGACAAGGCGCAGTTACAAGATGCCGAAGGCAAACAGATGAGTGCGGAACAAGCAAAACAATTTGTTAAGGAGTTACCATAATGCCAGTAAGTACAATACAAAATGCTTCCTTAGCAAGCGGTGTTCCGAGTGCGGCTAAATTGCCAGCGGGTTCTGTGTTGCAAGTGGTGCAAGCTACTAGAAATTCTGCATTAAGTTACACAACACTTTATGCAACCTACACTAGTTTTGTAAGTGGTTCTATTACAACAACTGTTGCAAATTCAAAAATACTTGTTCTTTGTAATGTGCCTGTTTATCAAATTGGCAATGGTTCTAATTGGTCAACTTCACAATATTATCAACTTCTTGATGGCGGTCTTCTTGCTCAACAATATGAACATGCTGGTCCATTAGCTGGAACTGAATCTGCTTTTCAGTGGCAATTCCAACATTTAACTGCTTCAAAAGCTGTTGGAACTTATACGTTTTCAATGCAAGGAGCGATTACTGGCGGTAGTGGAACTGTAACTATTGCTAGAAACGTTGGTGGAAACCAGTCAATAGTAAGTTTAATTATGATGGAGATTGCGGCATGAACCACAATATTATTTTTAAACTTAACCCAAAAATTGCAAAAATTGATGGCGATGTCGCTTACGATGCAGAAGGCAATGAAGTCCAGTACGACAAGGCAGCCGTAGAAGCATACGCAAAAGCCAACGAGTACAAACAACTCCGTGCCGCAGCTTACCCATCGTTTGCCGATCAGTTTGACACCATCTTCCATGAAGGCATAGACGCATGGAAAGCCCAGATTCAAGCAGTAAAAGACCGTTTCCCGAAGGAATAACTTATGTCATACATAGGCGCACAACCAACCACAGCAGCCTTCGTAACCGATACATTCTCGGCTAACGGCTCTGGTACTGTATTCACTCTATCTGTCGCACCCGCTAATACCAACTCAATCTTGGTAGCGGTCTCAGGTGTCTTGCAAGACCCAAGCACATATAGCGTATCAGGTACAACCCTTACATTCTCTGCCGCACCCCCCGCTGGCACAGGCAATATCTCAGTACGCTTTCTAGGCATCCCCGCTAGTGGCGTAGTTAATACCGCTTATAGAACCCAGACCGAGTTCACAGCGACCGCTGGTCAGACAACTTTCTCTGTACCAAGCTACACGGTTGGGTATATTGATGTGTATCGTAACGGGGCTAAGTTAGGCACTGCGGACTTTACTGCAACAAACGGCACGACTGTAGTCTTAGCTTCTGGAGCATCGTCTGGTGATTTAGTAACGACCGTATCGTTCTATGTATCGAGTGTGTTAAATGCCATACCAAATACAACAGGGTCAGTTTTAAGTTCAAACATCGCTAGTGGTGTAACAATTAACTTTGCAGATGGCTCTGCGTCTACCCCGTCAATCACAAACGATGGCGATACCAATACGGGTATATTCTTTCCAGCAGCAGATACGATTGCGTTTTCAGAAGGTGGTACTGAGCAGATGAGGTTAGATTCTGCTGGTAATTTGCAAATGAACTCAGGCTACGGCTCAGTCGCTATTGCATACGGCTGTCGTGCGTGGGTAAATTTCCAAGCTAATAGCACCGTAACTATTCGTGCTAGTGGTAATGTAAGTTCTGTTACCGATAATGGCGTAGGTGAATACACAGTAAACCTTACAACTGCTATGCCTGATGTAAATTATTCTTATCAAATATGTGCAAGAGATGAGAATAATGGTATGGGAGTGCCAACAGTTCAAGCTGACCCTACAAGAAGCGTGACCACTACTGCTTTACCAATTATTTACAATTACCCATTTAATCAACTGTTTTATGATGCTGACACTATTACCGTTGCGGTATTTCGATAATTAGGAAAAAATTATGACACAAAGAATAATCTACCCTACTGATGACAATGGTGTTGCTATTATTATTCCTACCCCTGAATATCTTGCCGAGCATACTATTGAAGAGTTAGCGGCTAAAGATGTGCCACAAGGCAAACCATATAAGATTGTGGATGTTGCTGATATTCCTACAGACCGCACCTTCCGCAACGCATGGGAGTATCAAGAATGATTACGATTAACTTTGACAAAGCTAAAGCGATTACCAAAGACCGACTAAGAGCCGAGCGCAAACCATTGTTAGAAGCCCAAGATGTAGCGTTTCAACGAGCATTAGAAAGCGGTGCTGATACTTCTGCCATCGTAGCGGAGAAACAAAGACTTCGTGATATTACTAAACTAGCCGATCAAGCCACTACGCTTGACGAACTTAAAGCCCTAGGAGTAACAGAATGACACAAGCAGCCGCATTAGCCCAATATGGCTCAACGGGCGTATCTCAAGGATTTAAGAACAGAATTATTAACGGTCAAATGGCTATTGACCAGCGTAATGCTGGTGCTAGTATTACTCCAGCAAACGGAGATTACACTTTAGATAGATGGGTTTATCAAGCGTATCAAGCTGGAAAAGTAACTTGTCAGCAAAATGCTGGTTCTGTAACTCCGCCAGTAGGATTTAGTAATTATCTTGGTTTTACATCAACTTCTGCTTATACAGTAGGTTCAGGCGAAGCATTTTGGTTTTCACAAAGAATTGAAGGTTTTAATACTGCTGATTTAGGATGGGGTTCTGCATCGGCAAAAACAGTTACATTGTCATTTCAAGTTCGCAGTTCATTAACTGGCACTTTTGGTGGCTTTTTATCAAATTCTGCTAGTGATAGGTCATACCCTTTTAGCTACACAATTTCTTCAGCAAATACATGGACTTCTATTAGCGTAACTATTGCTGGAGATACCACAGGAACTTGGCTAACAACAAACGGAACTGGTATTCGTGTTGGTTTTAGTTTAGGTGCTGGTTCAACTTTTAGCACAACTGCTGGTTCTTGGGCGGCTGGACAATATTTTTCAGCCACAGGAGCAACATCTGTTGTCGGTGTATCAGGGGCGACCTTTTATCTTACTGGGGTGCAATTAGAGGTGGGAAGCACAGCTACTAGCTTTGATTACAGACCTTATGGAACTGAATTGGCTTTGTGTCAGCGTTATTTTGAGCGAACAAATACAAACGATATTATGATTTGGACTGGTGATGTTACCAACACACAAAACTATTATCTTACTGGTTTGTTTATGGTTCAAAAAAGAGCAACACCAACCTTTACTGCGACTATTGGCTCAACAAGTGGTTTTGGAACAACTGTTGCAGATAGCGGTGGAAATACTAACTGCTGGGATTTTGCGGCAACTTGTAATTCAACAGGCGCTAGAAGGTATTTTACTGGCGGTTTTACTGCTTCTGCGGAGTTATAAATGTATAAATTACACACAACCCTTATTGGCTTACAAAAAGTAATTCGTCTGTCAGACAACGCTTTTATCCCATTCGACCTAGCCAACACCGACTACCAAACCTTCAAAAAAGAAGTCTTAGCTGGTGCAGAACTGCAAGATTCTGAGGGTCAGGTTATGAGCCAAGAGGAAGTCAACCAGTTTATTGCAACCTTGCCATAATGATTACCCAAGACTTCCTACATTCTATTTACGAATACCGAGATGGTGATTTGTATTATCGCCATTCTCGTGGCACAGCCAAAGCTGGCAAGAAGGTAGGCTATCAAACAAAAGATAAGGTTACTCATGTCACTATTGATAAAAAACCTTATTTGTTGCACAGAATTATTTTTCTAATGCACCACGGATACTTACCATACATGGTTGACCATATTGATGGTGATAGGTCAAATAACCACATCGAGAACTTAAGAGCCGCAACACACGCTGAAAATTGCTGGAACGCTAAATCAAGACAAGATAGCAAAACAGGTATAAAAAACGTTAAGTTCAACAAAGTTTTACAAAATTACATGGTGCGTGTTACTGTAAATAAAAAAAGACACTATGTTGGATCTTTTGATAATTTAGAATTAGCTGAGTTAGTAGCTATCGAAGCGAGGAACAAATATCATGGCGCATTCGCAAAACATTTTTAAGGAGCTTCCATAATGGCTTTGACACAAGTACAAGGCGGGATGATTCTTCCCAGCACGACATTAACAACTCCAATCGTAGCAACCACCATGGGCGTGGGTGGAGCCACTCCTTCTACATCAGGTTCAGGTATTACATTCCCCGCTACTCAATCAGCAAGCACAGACGCTAATACGCTGGATGATTATGAGGAAGGAACTTGGACACCGCAAGCGGGTTCAGAAGACGGAGCATTTACAGCAACATATTCTCAACAAGCTGGTCGTTATGTAAAAATTGGCAATAGAGTTTGGGCTACATTTGACATTATTTTAGCTAGTAGAACGCTTACTGGGTCTATTGCATTCTTGCGTAATTTGCCGTTTTCAGTAGCAAACAACGGAGATTTAAGTGGTTCATTTGGAAATTTTGCAATCATTACTTCTGGCGGAGTCAACTTTACTTATATAACTCTTTATGCCCAAAACGCTGCAAATTTTTGCTATATACAATATACAGCAGGGTCAACTGCAACCACTAGCCCCATACCAAATACATTTTGGGGTCCAGTAACTCGTTTAGCTGGTGGTGTAATGTATAACACCGCATCTTAAGGATAAAAAAATGGCGCTCACAGAATCTACAAAAATTGACCAAATTGAAGTCGTAAACGATTGGAACATTCAAGTCCGTCAGGCTACCATTATTGAACGAGATGGTGAGTTTGTATCTCGCACCTTTCATCGTTGGGTATTAACTCCTGATTCCGACATTAACGCCCAAGAACAAAAGGTCAAAGATATTTGCAATGCGGCATGGACACCCGAAGTCAAGGCTGCTTATGAAGCGTTTAAGGCTGAACAAGCTGCTAGGCTAAACCCATGAAACAAGTCATTGAAGCCCAGCTATTAGACAACGGTCAAATCCAACCTCGCCACGAGATTGAAGTGGTATGCAAGGCGTGTGGGTATGACTTAGACAAAGCCGAGCTAGAAGCCGATACTTGTTCTGATTGCGGGGCAGACCTTGAGCTAAAACAAAGCACACTAATCCACGCTACTTCTGTACCAGCCGCTGGCGGAAAGGTATTTTAAATTGAATCATGACAGACGAACTCGGATTGGGCGTTGGTGCCAAGGGGATCAGCGAGGGGTTTAAGACAGGGCGAGAAGCTGGTAAAGAGATTAGTAAGA